GGTTTTGATTGCCACGCACTAAGTTTGGCATTGCCATTCCTTGCGGATTTGCGCCTTGGGCTAATTGCCCTAATGAGTTAGTAAGCCCCGCACCAGCACCTTGTTTTAATAAATTAGATAATTTAGATACATTTGGAGCGCTTACAGAAGGGTTTGCAGCTTCATATTGTGCAAGTTGTTCGGCAGTTAATCCATAACCTAAATTTGCACCACCTAAACCAGCAATAGCTTCGCTACCAGCAATTCCAGCCAAAGAACCAGCGCCAGCAGTACCACCCATTCCTACAGAAGTAGGTGCTAAGCCTTCAATAATTCCAGTACCAGAACCTCCTAAACCAGCAGCACTTTGTGTTGCAGCTATTCCAGAAGCACTACCAGCGCCTCCAGTACCGCCCATACCTAATGTAGATGCAGCGTCTAATCCTGTGCCAGTAGATGCGCCTAATTCAGAAAGAGGTACTGTAGCACCTGTAGCAACATCAATAGGTGCTGTTCCAGTAGCTAATGCAGCAGCTTCAGGAGTTATTCCTTCAGACGCAGCTAAAGCCATAACTTCAGGCGCATAAGCAAGCGCAGCGCCACCAGCAGCTAATCCAGCTACAGTAATCCATCCGCCAGGAATTTGATTGACTGCTTTATCTACTTGTGCAAGACCGCCAAGTAAGCCGCCGTTACCGCCATCAGTACCTAATGCAGATGAGATAGAGTCTGTAATACCGCTAATTCCACCACCACCAGGACCAAAGGGGGTACGCTTTAAGTCCCAAGTCCAACCAGAATGTTTGCTTTTAAACATATTAGAAGGTGAATGAGCCTGCGTTTAGTCCTGCTTGACTCATATAGTCAGTAGGGCTTGAATATTGTGTTGGATTTAACCAGTTATAAGCACCTGAAATACCATTACCAATACTAGATAATGCGCCAGGGTTAGCCGCTAAACCTAAGATACCAGCAGAGCCTAAACCATACAAACCAGCAGTTTGATTAGTAGCTTGTCCTAATGCAGCATTTTGCGCTGCAATATTAGCGTTAGTTTGAGTAGCCAAAGCGCCTGTGTAATCAGGGCCGGCAACGGCAGCTTGTTGTGGTGCATTGATAAGATTAGGTGTAGTCAAGTTTTTAATTTGACCAGCTTGTGTACCTTGTAAAGACTGTGCTTGCAAACCAGTATTCATACCTTGGATTTGGGCGCTTGTCAGCAAGTCGTTTTGACCTTGTTGGAATGTACGCATAGCATTATTGTAGGCTTGAGTACCAGGTACAATGCCCTGATTAGCCAAATAAGCAGTATTAGATTGAGATTGCTGTGCTAATTGTGGCTGTAAACGTTGCATAATTGCATCGCTATATGTTTGACCAGGGTTAATACCATACATAGGGTTATTAAGGCTTTGCTGTAAACCGCTTAAAGACGAATTTACAAGTCCTTGAGTTTGTGGAGTACCAGTTTGATTAGCTGTCCAAGTAGGGTTTCCATTAGCATCTGTGCTTTGTTGGTAGTTTAAACCACCATACATTGTGTTTTGATTAACTCGATTAGCTTGAGTAGCTTGTTGTGCGCCAGCAAGATTGCCTAAAGTTTGAGCTTGTGCAGCACCAAAATAAGGGCTTGTAGTATTGGCATAAGGATTTGTATTACTACCAATAAATGACTGAAGTGCATTTGCAGTTGGCTGTTGTGATGCTAATGAAGATAATCCTCCATTAGATGTTGAAGTAGTCGGATTTGAATAATTAACTGGGCCAGTTGGATTTGGGTTAGGTATCCATCCGCCATTAGGACTTTGTATCATTGGAGTTTCAGGCGTAACAGCTTCAATCGGGCTAGGCGTATTCGTAAAAGGTAAATTACCTTGTTGAGGCATTGGCGCATTAGATGTCGATTGAGAAACAGGAGAATAGCTATAGGCTTCTCCGCCTATAGTTCCTGTTCCGCCGCTTGGATTAAATGAACCTGCACCCATTACTATCTCCTTATGCCCATTTACAATATTCTGGGCGCATCTCTAAAATGACCAAATCCCCATCGTCATGTGCGTCAGGGATAGTAGCAACATCTTTGAAACCAAGGTGTCGGTCTAGTCTTAGGGCTTTTTTGTTACTCCCTGCAACTGTGCCAATTATAACCTTTAATTTCAATGTGTTAAACGGATAATCAAAGACCTTTTTAAGAAAGTCTTTGGTTGCCCAATGCTCACCTTCTGACCCCACATGAATCATGCAAGATTTACCATAAAAACCGCAAAACACTACAACTGCTCTAATCTGTCCATCTAATACTTGACCCAAATAATGTGAGTCTTGAGGGGTAGGAATCTTATGATTAATAGCCCATTCTCTAAGAATAGGGTCGTTAATAAGAATCAAATTACCCCGCCTTTCTCAAAAATATAATCCGTACTAGCCCAATGTAAATCAATATTTTGTGATGCCACATTGATATTAATAGACCCACTAAAGCCTAATCCTGTAACACCTTGCCAAATCTTAGTAGTAATCAATCCACCAGCCCAGATATTGCCATCCCAAGTTGCTGTGTCCCATTTAGCCTCAGATTGGGCAGAAGGATTAAATGAAACTGCGCCTAACTGTGATTGGGTGTCAAAATCCACGCTTAAACCACATAAAACGGTTGGTACACCACCAGAAGATTGAAGGATAGGTCTTACCATTACAAAGCGTTTTAACTGCCCTGGTGACTCAAAATAAGAATAAGCTGTTTGTGCAGTTGCAGTAATATTTGTGCCGTTATCAGACAATGAAGTATATAAAGTCCCTACAAAACCATCACTACCAAAGTGCATATCTGCATCACCGGATACTTCCCAACAATAACTTTGAATACCTGTAAACCTAGCCCAAGCCTTAGTAATGGTGTGCATTACATATTGTTCCATTCCTTCATTTACAGGAATGTTTAATATAAGCATATTTTCAGATGCAAAATAGTTAATTTGCCAACCAAAATTAGCATAATAATTAGAACAAGCAACGCTAATAGGGTAAAAAATCTTGTCTGTAAGGTTGATTCGTGGGTCTAGGCGGCTAGATTGCAAAGCAGAAGCAAGCGGTACTAAACCATCTTGAGTTAATAAAAGTAAATCACCAGCCCACTTGAAGAAACAGCGTCTTGCAAAGGTTTGACCTAATTGCCATACACCTTTTAATGCCCAAGTAGCGGCTGTAGTAGGGTCTGTGCCGTTATAAACGATAACCTCACCCATACTGGTTACAAACACAGCATAGTCATCAGCACCTTGTCCAGCATCCAATGTCCAAGTGCCCATAGCTTGTAGATAGCCACCATTGCGTGCAATTCCACCAAAGTAAAGGGGATTAGCAACACCAGCAATAGCATTTACATCTAAATACCAACAAGCAAGCGTGTCTTTTTGCGTGAAATATAAGCGATTTTTAAACAGGTTTACATTGATAAATGTTGATGAATCTGCGCCTGTAATGCCTAAAACTGTGTATGTACCAACTACTGTAGCGTTAGCAGCAGGCGTTGTTGCCATAGTGTAAGTAAAGGTACTTGCACCTGTTTTTGTAATGACATAAGAGCCGTTATAAGCCGCCTCAGTAGCGCCAGCAATAGTTACATAATTGTTAGTAACTAAGCCATGTGGCGCAGCCGTAGTCAATGTAGCTAGAGTTCCTACACGAGTAATGGTGCTAATTGTTTGGGCGGTGCTAGTAGTGGCTATATAAAACCAAGAAGTACCATTAAAGACCATTACAGGGTCAATGCCATTACAAGCTACAGTAAATGACCCAGCAGTATTAGTAAAGTTTACAAATTGTAATTTATCGCTAGAAATGCCTGTAAAATAAGAAACCGCAGTTGCCGGTTTGCAGTCATAAATAGTAGTACCACAAGCCCCAAATAGCTTATAACCGCCAGTAGTAGGGTAATCCATTAGTGTACGGATTGGAGTGCTTACTTTAATAGTATAAGCACCACCAGTAGCGTTAGTAGCTGGTATAGAAAGCATTACATAAGTAAAGGTTGTAGCGCCTGTTGATGTAATCATAAATACACCGTTATAGTCGCTTGGAGTAGCGCCAGAAACGGAAATATATTCGTTATCTATTAAACCATGTGCTGTAGCGGTTGTAACTGTTGCAGTTGTACCACTTTTTGTAATGCTTGAAATAGTCTTTACACCAGTAGATGTGGTGATAATAGAAACTTGGGTATAACCCTTACGCAAGGTTACATCACTAGGCGTAGGGTAAAAGTTAACCATTTGTACTGCATCTGTAGGTGGCATCTCAGCAAGAGAATCCCTACCATTCCAACCACCAATAGGCGCAGGAATAGAAGCAGTAGTAGCAGAGTTTTGTTTTGCTTTAGTTAATAGCATTATGAGCC